CGTCAACATAAAACGTGTTTAGCCGGTGTCAACACAATTGTTTAGCCGGTGTCAACACATCGCCGTGTTGAGCCACGCTCAACGGATTTGTAACAAAATAGGCCATTTGTAACAATCGTGTAACAGCCAATGTTACAAAAAAACCCTAGGATTTCCGCGCCTTTCAGGGCATTTGTAACAATGTAACAGTTTTCCGAGATATAGCCCCATAGGGAAAAATATTGTTGATCCCATGTCAACACGGAAAAAGCCCTATATATATATATATTTTTGTTACATTGTTACAGAAGACAGAAAATGGCGGATTTCTGCGGCTCACAGCGTAACAAGTGCATGTTACAAACCGTTACATCCTGTTACAAATCAGGGTGGTTTTTGCAGGAATCGGCAGTTTTCTGCGGGTTTGGGGCGTAACAGAGAGTGTTACACCCCTTTCCGGCGTCATTATGCGTCGGCGATGGGATAGGTGACGGCCGAGATATTGCACAGGGCGTCATCTTTGATGACGTAACGCTTGGCCGTCCCTTCGGCCTCATACCCATAAACCATGTCCACACGCTTGGCCGTCCCTTCGGCCTCATACCCATAAACCATGTCCACACGCTTGGCTTTGCCAAGAAGCGCCATGATCTTCGCGGCATCTTCGATGCTCGTGAGGTAGCGATCATAGCCGATGGTGAGAATGACGTTCATGATAATGCTCCGCATTAACGGCAACTGGCCCTATGCCAGTGCCTCCGAGACACTGCGATTGCTTCGCAATATCTGGGAGGCAAGCGGTGTCGTTCCCGCTTTGCCCTAGACCCTGTCTGTAATCGGAGATTTCGAACACACGTTCCGCCGTTGATTTGCCGAGCGCCTCCCGCCCTGTAGGTCCATCACAGGGCTGTCCATCACAAACCAGCTTAGGCCTCCTCCCCCGCTCCTCCCCCAAAGGGGTGGCGTAAGGATGGTTCCGTCAATCACTAGTGATGGGCTGGAAGCCCCGATCAGAGGGGCTATGATGACAGCGTCCAGCTTTAGCTGTCGTATGGGAACCTTTGCATTCCATCTCGCCGTCAAAGCGAGGCTTTGTCTTTAGCGGGTCATCGCCCTGTCTCACGTCGTCACTCGGACTGTCTGAGAAGCGAGGGGTTCGTCGCCGTTGACCCCTTAATAACAGCCGATTGTTGAGCGGCGGTCAACACCTTTTTTTAACCCGTAGGGTTAGGCCGCCGATTTCGGCCGCCGAGAGAAAAAAATTCCCGGCGATTTTTCGATTGTGCAGTGCAGCAAATCGCCGAGTCGGCCTCGTGATGTGATCGTCATGACGTAGCGCCACATCAGGCGCGCGCGCCTGCAGGGATGCTAACCATCCGGTTAGCGGCGGGATCGTATCACGCGCGTGTGACATGCAGGCGTGCCCCTGAGCGCGTGCGCGCCCCCCCCCCACCCACTCGCGCGCGGGCGGGCGCGATCCACCACAGTATACACCCACCCCAATCCGTGTTTCTGCTCAAAAATTTCCGGGTGCTATCCGGACCCCCACCCCTGTAAATTTGGACTTACCCGGGGGGTGTTTGATTTTCGGTTTTGAAATTTTGAAAATTGGGAATCATAGCTGGCGCGCCGATACGGCGCCCTCTTTACATCTGGGGATGATGCGGGATATGCTGCTGTGGAGCGGCGTTGTGTCGGTAGGTGGACTTCCCCTTCCTTCTACTTATTTGATCGGCGCTGCTCACCGGAGAAGATAATGACAGAATCGGCTGATGGTGAGGAGGTGTTGAGCCTCTGGGATCAGACTGTGTTGGACGGAGTGAACGGCGACACGCGGATGACGCCGGACGCTGTGTTTGTGCGCGAGTATGTGAAGACTGGCGATGCGTTGCTGGCGGTGAGCCGTGCTGGTCTGGGTGATTCGCGTTATGCGTTGAGCGTGGTTGCTGAGTATCATCTGGGTCGTCCTGAGATACAGGCTGCGATAGCGATTCAGCGTGATTTAGCGAAGACGGAGAAGCGTCGTGAGGAGGGGTATACTCTGGATTTGATCTTGGATGATCTGGAGAATTTGCATCAGAAGGCTAAGGAGGACGGTGCGTATGCGCCGGCGATTAGTGCGAAGAAGGTGCAGGCGCAGTTGCTGGGATATTTGGATCAGACGGTGAACATACGTCATTCGGTGGTACCGCGTGAGATGACGACGGACGAGCTGCGGCAGCGGATTGCGGAGTTATCGCGGGCGTCTGGGATGTTGGAGGCGCCGGCTGCGGAGGTTGAGGGTCCGGCGATCATTGAGGGTGAGTTTGTGGAGGTGAAGGGGAATGATGATGGCGAAGTATGATATCGGTTTCATGAGCGGCTTCCTGACCGGGAAGGGCAGCTTGCCGCTGCGGTCTGACGGCGATGAAATGACGCTGACGCTGACGAAGGGCGACGATTTTCAGCGCTGGCTGACGGATGAGACGGGCGTGATTGACACGCGGGACTTGGGTCATGAGGTTCCGATGGGGGTTATGAACCGTAGGTCGCTGCACCGGCTGATCGATGCGTGGCTGGACGGCGTGGAGTTTGAGGCATGATATACGTTAGGGACGAGGGCGGCCTGATCCGTAATGGGTTTAACGTGTACCCGAAAGCGTCTCGGAGCGTTGGTTTTGTGTTGAGGCTGGGCCGATATCGGTGGATGCTGAGGTATTCGCGGGTGACTGGGTATCTTCACTGTAATTGGTATTGGGAGAGATCAGCATGAAGGTCGTTGATTTTAAGCCGAGGATGCTGGATTCGATGAAGGACGCGCCGCGTTATCTGCGGGAGTTAGCTGACCGGATTGAGTCTGGGTTGGTGACGGAACTGATAGTGGTTTCGAATCAGTCGGATGATGGGAATGTGTATGAGAAATACGGTGCGTGGGAGGACCGTTGGCGGATTCTGGGTGCGTTAGAGGACGCGAAGGGTAGGGTTTATGACGGTTGACGCCGACACACTGAAGGCGTTGATGGAGGAGTTGCTGCTTCGGGAGGAAGCGGAGAGTTCTCTGGCGAAGTATATTGAGTATGTGAGCGGGTTGAAGCCGCCGCCGCACATAGAATTGCTGTGTGAGAAGCTGGAGGCGGTGGCGGATGGCCGGATTAAGCGCCTGATGATCAGTATGCCTCCGGGCCATGCGAAGTCGTTCACGGCGTCACAGCACTTTCCGGCGTGGTATTTGAGTAAATATGGGAAGCGGAACCTGATCTGCGCGACGCACACGCAGGAGCTGTCGGATAGCTTCGGTTTGAAGGTGCGCAACCTGATGAAATCGGACGAGCACCGGAAGGTTTTCCCGCAGGCGGGGATCAGTTCGGATAAGACGGCGGCTGGCGAGTGGATGACGCTGGAGGATGGGTCGTATAAGGCGACGGCGGTGGGTGCGTCGGTGACGGGTCGTCGTGGGCACTTGCTGATTGGGGACGATTTGCTGTCTGGGATTGAGGCGGCGGAGTCGGAGAGCCACCGGAAAAAGCTCTGGGCGTGGTATAACAGCGATTTCTATACGCGGCGGGTGGATGATGACACGGCGATTATACTGATTGGGACGCGCTGGCATCTGGGCGATCACTTTGGGATGCTGGATCAGGAGGAGCGGGACGGCACGGGCGAGAAGTGGGAGCGCGTGATCCTGCCGGCGCTGGCGTTGGAGGGCGATCCGCTGGGGAGAAAGCCCGGAGAGGCGCTCTGGGAGTCGCAGTTCAGCCGGGAGAACCTGCAGAAGATCCGGGAGCGGTCGTCGACGACGGCGCGGATGTGGTCGTCGCTGTACCAGCAGAACCCGGTGGTGGATTCGGGCGGGATCATCGACGGGACGTGGTTTAAGTGGTGGCGGCAGTCGGAGCCGCCGAAGATCCAGTATGTGATCCAGTCGTGGGACACGGCGCTGACGGCGAATAAGACGTCGGCGTATAGCGCGTCGACGACGTGGGGCGTGTTCGAGGACGATAATGGGGTGCCGAACATAATATTGCTGTCAGCGTGGCGGGATCGGGCGGAATGGCCGGTTCTGAGGCGCATGGTGCAGCGTATGGCGAGCGATTATCGGGACGATAACTATCGGATGCCGATCAAGGCGCAGCGGGGGAGGAAGCCGGACACGGTGCTGGTGGAGGCCAAGGCGAACGGTCAGATGCTGATACAGGATCTGTCGAAGGCGGGGATTATTGCGACGCCGTTTAACCCGGACAAGCACGGGGATAAGATTGCGCGTGTGCGATTGGTGACGGATTTGATTGAGAATGGGCGGGTTTGGTTGCCGGCAGTGGGGCCGTCGTATCAGCAGTTGCGGAAGTGGGCTGAGGAATTTTTGCAGCAATGTGTTGCATTTCCTGCGGCAGATGCGCGAGACTGGGTGGACACGATGACGATGGCGTTTCTGAGGATTAAGGCCAGTGGCTGGGTCCATAATACGGAAGATCCATACGAGGAAGTTTACGATACGCCGCTTGAACGGGTCGAGTTTTATTAGTATGGTTGAGCGGGCGGATAGGCTGATCCCCGAACACCGGAACTCTCACCGGCTTCCGCCCATTCTACTGAGAGCCGCATGGGAGGCGGGAATGATTGATTTAGAGATTGCCAGAAAATTTCTTAGATATGAGCCCGACACGGGTTTTTTCTTTTGGGTAGAAAAGCCATCCAATGCAGTAAGGCCCGGCGCAAAAGCTGGATATGTAAACTGGCTCGGGTATGTCATGATAGGACTTAACGGAGAAAGATCTTCGGCGCATAGGCTTGCTTGGGCATTTATGTATGGTGATTACCCTTCAGATGAGCTGTGCGTTGATCACATTAATGGTTTAAAGTCAGATAACCGCATCTCAAATTTAAGGCTCCTATCAAATTCACACAATCAGCAGAATAGGCGGGCTCTTCCAAAGAAGAGCTCCACTGGCATTCGTGGTGTGCAATGGAGGCCTAAGACACAATCCTATCAAGTGAGAATTATGGTTAATGGTAAGAGGATTGAACTTGGAAGTTACAAGAGAATTTGTGACGCAATCCAAACAAGAATAGCGGAAGAGATGAGGATTTGGCCGTTCTCACCTGTTCATTATCAGAATTGCAGTTAAACTTTTTTCCTGATAGGAAGACGCATGGCCCGTAAACCGACCACGCTGGAAGACACGCTGCGCCCCGCATTTGAGGGGATTGGTGGCGTCGATGTCGAGATGCCCACTGAGGGCGTTGATGTTGAGCTGGATGACGAGGGGCCGGAGCTGATCGACGGCGCTGAGGTCATGGAAACCGATGATGGCGGTGTCGAAATTAACTTTGAGCCGGACGTAGATGTTCCCGAAGTGGTTGAGCATGACGCCAATCTTGCGCTTTACATGGACGATATGGACCTGAACACGCTGGGCGAGAGCTTGCTGAGCGGTGTTGAGGAGGACAAGCAGTCGCGTGGCGACTGGGAAGTGACGATGGCCGAGGGCATTAAGCTCATGGGCCTGAAGATGGAAGATCGCACGACGCCGTTTAAGGGTGCGTGTGGTGTTTACGATCCTCTCTTGGCAGAGGCTGTGGTCCGTTGGCAGGCTGTGGCTTGTGGTGAGCTACTTCCGGCCAGCGGCCCGGTTAAGACGCAGATCATTGGGGTTGCGAACGAGGGCTTGGAGGCGCAGGCGTCGCGGGTTCAGCAGTTTATGAACCTGTACCTGACGGAGTTGGCCCCGGAATTCTACGAAGAGTTCGACCAGATGCTGTTCTGGCTGCCTCTGGTGGGGTCGACGTTCAAGAAGACGTATCAGGACCGGCTGCTGGGGCGCCCAGTGAGCCGGTTTGTTTTGCCGGATAACTTCATCGCGTCTTATGGCACGAGCGATTTGGCGACGTGCTCGCGTTTTTGTAACATTACGCCGATGACGCCACGGAATTTCCGTTTGGCGCAGTTGGCGGGGGTTTATCGGGACATCGACATTGGTGATCCGCAGCCTGATGACAGCTCGCAGAGCCCGATTCAGGCTCAGGTCGATGGGGTTCAGGGGGTTGAGCCGGGGGCCGAGGGTACTGAAGAGTACCGGATCTACGAGGTTTATGCGGATCTGAACCTCGTAGGCTTTGAAAACGAAGATGGCATTCCGCTGCCGTATATTGTGTCGATTGAAGAGGGGAGCCGGAAGGTTCTCGCGATTTATCGCAACTATGCGGAGAACGATCCGACGTTTCAGCGCAAGGATGTGTTTACACACTATAAGTTTATGCCCGGTGTGGGCTTCTATGGTTTGGGCTATGCTCACCTGTTGGGTAACAGTGCGAAGACGGCGACGTCGATCCGTCGCCAGCTGATTGATGCTGGCACGCTGAACAACTTCCCGGGCGGTTTGCGCGTGAAGGGCATGCGCATCGAGGACAACAACATCGGGATTGGTCCAACGGAGTTCCGCGAGATCGACACGGGCGGTCTGCCGATTCAGAACGCGATCATGACGATGCCCTATAAGGAGCCGTCGCAGGTATCGCTGGAGCTGTTGAGGGAAACGTATGAAGGTGCGCGGAATCTCGCCAACACCGCAGAGATTGCGGTGGGTGAAGGTCGACAGGATGCCCCAGTTGGAACGACTGTGGCTCTTATGGAAGCGGCAACCCGACTTCAGTCGGCGACGCTCAAGCGGTGCCATAAGGCGTTCAGTCGGGAGCTGAAGCTGATTGCCAAGCTGTTTGGCAAATATCTGCCTGACGAGCCCTATCCGTTCCCTGTGCGGGGCGGGATGGCTGCGATCATGCGTCAGGACTTCTCGGATAACATCGACGTCATTCCGGTGTCTGACCCGAACATTTCGTCGTCTGCGCAGCGTATGATGCGTGCAGAGGCGCTGTTGCGGTTTGCGACGCAGCAGCCTGACCAGCACAATATCCGTGAGGCGTACAAGCAGATGTACGTTGAGATGGGTATTCCGGATGAGAAGATCGACCTGATCCTGAAGGCGAATGTGCCTGAAGCGAAACCTCTCGATCCGCTCACGGAGAACCAGAACGCGATCCTCGGGGCCCCGCTGAAGGCTGGTGCTTATCAGGATCACGACGCGCACATCGCGGCGCATGCCCCGATTGCTGCGGAAAATCCGTCGCTTCAGGCGCACATTAACGAGCACTTGGCGCTGAAGATGCGGGTGCAGGTTGAGCAGATGATCGGCCAGCCGCTGCCGCCTCCGGGTGAGCAGTTGCCGCCGCAGATTGAGAACCAGATTGCAGTCATGGTCGCGCGGGCCATGCAGCAGCTCGCACCGCAGTATAAGCCGCAGTCCCAGCCTGATCCGTATGTCGAGATTGAGAAGGAAAAGGTGGCGCAGAAGGACCGCAAGGCTGAGATCGACGCGAAGTCGCGCGTTGCAGTTGCTGAAATCACGGCACAGGCTGATATGGCAGACACTGCTGCCCGTGAGCGTGCGGCGACGCTGAAGGTTTTCGCCGATCTCGCAGATAATCCTGCACCTCCTCAACCCTACTCCACTCAATTCCTTGGAGAACAGCAATGAAGTCCACTGACCTGCGGGCGAAAGCTCGCGCTATCTTCGGCCCCGCAATCGCTGAGCCGATGCCGAACCAGCCGAATGGCGCAGCAGCTCTGCAGCAGCGGGCAAATGCGCGTCCGATCCCGACCTATAAGGTTGGTGGCGCAGTCAAGAAGGCTGATGGCGGCATGATGAAGCCGAAGCTGACGAAGTCTGACGTGAAGATGGGTGACGCCCTGATGCTCACGCGCAAGGGAAAGGATGTCATGGCTGCTCAGGCCCGCATGGACGCTGAGAAGGAAAAGCGCATGGCCGCTAAGCGCGCTATGGCTGACAAGCTTCTGGGCGTGGCTGCGAAGAAAGATGGCGGCAAGGCTTGCGGTGGCAAGATGGGCAAGTACGCTGATGGCGGCAAGGTCATGGACGAGCGCATTGCAGCGCGCATGGCTGCTGGCAACTATAAGAAGGGCGGTAAGGTCCAGACCTCGTCGGACACTGCTCGTAAGCTAGCGACCGAAATGGGCGGCATGAAGAAGGGCGGCAAAGCCAAGGACGGCCTCGCTGTCATGATCGCGATTGGCAAGGCGAAGCCTGAGAAGAAAGCCGTTGGCGGTGCTGGCAAGGTCCGTAAGGGTCAGGCTCCAATCAAGCGTGCTCAGGGTGGCGCTGCTAAGGTTCGCAAGGGTATGATGACGCCGACCGGCCAGATCACGCCGGGTAAGCCGAAGAAGGGTCTCGGCGGAATGTAATGAAAACCCGGATGGCGGCCCGGGCAATAGCCGCCACATAAAAAACCGGAGACAAAAAATGAGCGCAGAAGAACTGCGGAACAGGACCGCCCAGCGGATCGCGGATCTACGCGACCGGGCGATTGAGTATTCCCTAAATGCACGATTTAGGCCGTCCTCTTATGGCAGCGTGTACATGCCAGCGACGACGGCGGAAGAGATTGCCCTTCAGGTTCTGGAGGGGAATGCGTTGGCGCGCGCGTACACGGCTGCAATCGATGCGATCAACGAAGAGTACAAGCGGATGATGCAGCCAGACGATGATAAAAAACCGGAGCCAGAAAGAAGGAGTGCCTATTAATGAGCATGAGCAACATAGAAACGCACGAAGAAGAAGAAGCTAAGTCTTTGATCAACCAGCATTTTATTGAGATGACTGGTCGGCCATTCGAGATGCGCCCAGCTGGGTACCTCGTCGCTGTAAAGATCTATGTGCGACCCGAAGAACTGAAGACGATCACGCAGGACGATGGCACTGAGGTGACCCTGTATCTGCCGGACACGGTGCGCGCTGAGGATAAGTATTCCTCTGTGTCGGCGCTGGTCTGCGCGGTTGGGCCCGAGGCGTATCAGGGCGAGAAGTTCGAGCGCTCTGGGCCTTGGTGCAAGCCGGGAGACTGGATCCTGATCCCGCGTTATGAGTCGACGATGGTTTCCTATCGTGGCGTTGCGATGGCTCTTCTGCCTGATGATCGCGTGATGGCTGTCATCACGGGTCCGGAAGATGTGATGGCGGGCAATGCCGCTGACAAGTATTGAGGAGAAGGGTTATGAATTTTTCTGAAGCACTAGAACGTCTAAAGCATGGACAGCGTGTTGCCCGCTCAGGGTGGAATGGAAAAGGGATGTTTATCTATTACGTCCCTGCCGCATCATATCCTGCACATCGCAATGAAATGGGCACGATGATTGGCATTTTCCCTGATGATATGGTTCCATATGGCGCTTATCTAGCGATGAAGACTGCCCAGAATAATGTTGTTCCGTGGCTTGCAAGTCAGACGGATATTCTGGCGGATGATTGGGAGAGCGTAAATGGCTGAGGCGCAGACATACGGGCAGAAGGCTGTAGGGCTTTCGTTTAACCCCGGCGGCGATGAAGCGGTCGCGAAGTGCAAACAGATGTATGCCGACATCATCGATATGATGAATGAAATCCGCATCTATCAAAATGATGGCGTCCCAGCGGAACGCGCAAGACTGGCGAGTATAGCAATTACTGAAGCGCAAGGCGCGCAGATGTGGGCTGTCAAAGCCCTGACGTGGAGGGATTAATCATGGAAGGTGAAGACGAAATCAAGGATCTTCCTCTCGTAGAGGATGGCCCGACAGAGGACGTTGAGATCGAGATCACTGAAGAGGATCTCGGTGAAAGTCTTGCTGATTACGCCGAAGAAGAGAACAATCAGGAAGAGGCTGGCGAAGAGGCTGCTCAGGAAGAGCCTGCAGCTGAAGAGGCCGCTGAGGAGGAAGAAGAAGAAGCTCCGAAGCGCAAGCGCTCGCCTGATAAGCGGATCGCCGAGCTGGCTCGCAAGGCTGCTGAAGCTGAGCGCCGAGCTCAGGAAATGGAAGCTCGTCTCCAGCAGGCTGAGCAGATGCGCCAACAGTCCGACATGGCGATGATGACGCACTATGAGCAGCGCATCGTTGGTCAGGCGGATGTGATCAAGCGGCAGCTTATCGATGCTCACTCGATTGGTGACAGCGAGAAGATCGTCGAACTTCAGGGCGAATACTACAAGCTGCAGGCTGACCTGACGAACATCCAGAACTGGAAGGCGCAGCAGGAGCTGAGCCCGCCGCAGCCTAAGCAGGCCGTTGAACAGCCGCGCCAGCCGCAGCAGCCGACGCTTGAACCTCGCACGGCTGAATGGGTGTCGAAGAACACATGGTTCCAGCCTCAGTCTGCTGACTTCGATCAGGAGATGCATGAGGAGGCTACGATCTATGCCCGCCGCATTGAGCGCCGATATCGCGCTGAGGGCCGTGAAAATGAGATCGGTGGCGTGGACTACTTCACCGAGATCGACCGTCACATGCAGCAGGAATTCCCTGACGCATTTAGCGAGCGCTCAATCCCGTCGAAGAAAGTACCGCCAATGAGCCGTGACTCGAATGTGGCTCCTGTGCAGCGTAGCGGCGCACCGGGGCAGCCTGCAAAGAATACCAAGTCAATCCGATTGACGGCTGACCAGCGTCGCATGGCGCACCAGCTGGCTCAGTCTGGGGCGATCCGTAAGCCCAATGGTGGTCGTATGAACGAGGTCGAGGCGGAAAAATACTATGCCGTCCATCTCATGAAGCAAAATAAAGGAGCCTAATCATGGCACGTTCTTCTCGTATGGCATCATCGCGTGCCGCTGAAACTCGTGAAGCAGGGATGCGCAAGCGCCCGGAAACTCACTTCCAGTCCAAGCTCTATGTGCCGAAGGATAAGATCCCTACCGGTATGACCTATGCTTGGGTCCGTGAAGCGACGCTCAATGAGCCCGATCCCGATAACATGACGGATCGCATGATCCGTGGCTGGCAGCCCGTGCCGGCCGTTCGCCATCCTGAAATGGTTCCGCCCCCTCTGCCGGGTTATGAAGGCATCGAAGTGCAGGTTATCCGTCGTGGTGGCCTGATCCTTTGTGAGTGCCCGACAGATGATGTCAATGATCGTCAGGCAGATCGCGATCTCGAGAACATCGAGACACTGCAGGACGTGGCATGGACTGGGCAGGCAGACCCGAACCTCCCGCGCATCGACGAAAGCAGCGTCGGTTTCGAGCGCGTGACATCGTTCAAGGATTAACCTCCGGTGGCGGCGGGGTTTCTCTTTCCCCGCCGCTCCTAACTCCCCCGGTTGGGAGACTGAGCGGGGGCTTTTTATTCATACGTTGACAGGGTTCTGGGAATCCTATAATTTCAACGATACTCGACGCAGGTAACGTACCCTGCATTTCGATGGTGGTCACGTCATCCACTCCCTTGGCGGGGTTAAGCTGTAACCGATGTCGCGTAACGTATCGCGGCACCTTCAAGGCGGGTCAAAGCCGAACATCACTCACTTCAGCATGGAGATTCCGTATGGCATACGGCACTAATGCGCCTCAGGGGCTAGTCCCCGTCAAGAAGCTGGATGGCTCTGCTTGGACCGGCGCTACGAATCCTTATCAAATCACAAGCACCTACGCGACGGCTCTGTTCCGTGGCGATCCTGTTACGATCCTTTCTGACGGCACGCTCGGCGTTGGCGTCGCTGGTTCGGCTTGCGTTGGCGTCTTCTGGGGCGTCAAGTGGACCGACAGCACGGGCCGCGTCCGTTTTGAGAACTATTGGCCGGGCAACCCGGGCGTTCTCACCGGCTCGGTCGTTGAGGCTCTCGTGATCGACGATCCGAACACCGTGTTCACCATTCAGGAAACGAGCGGCACTGGCACGGCGGGCACCCCGTTGGCTCTGGCTGATCGTGGTCTGAACGCGAACTTCCTCTACACCGCTGGTTCGACATCGACGGGTCAGTCGGCTGTCTCGCTTAACAACGCGAGCGAAGCTGACACTTCGACTCTGAACCTGAAGATCCTTCAGCTGGACCCGACTCCGGGCAATGCTGTCGGTGCCTTCGCGAACTGGCTCGTGACGATCAACAACCACCTCTACCGGGGTGGCGTGACTGGTATCTGATCGGTCTAGCAGGGAGATTTAAGAAATGGCTATTAACACAACCGCAATCCGCGACCTGCTCCGTCCCGGTCTGGCCGCTGTTTTCGGCGACTACCCGATGTATCCGGGCCAGTGGTCGGAAATCTTCGAAAAGCACACGTCCGATAAGGCCGTCGAAATCGAAGTCGAAGTCAAGCTGCTTGGCCTCGCCCAGATCAAGGCGGAAGGTGCTTCGACCGCTTACGGCGAAATGGGTCAGCGCTATGTAACGAACTATGTGAACCGTTACACCAGCATTGGCTTTATCATCACCCGTCAGGCGATCAAGGACAACCTGTACCAATCGTCGTTCCCGCTGCAGGCGAAGGCTCTTCGTCAGTCGATGGAACAGACCAAGGAAGTGTTGGGCGCTTCGGTGCTGAACAACGGCTTCTCGGCCAACTTCCCGATTGGCGATGGCCAACCGCTGTTCTCGACGGCTCACCCCATCGAAAATGGTACGGTTGCCAACACCTTCACGGTGCAGGCGGACTTGAACGAAACGTCGCTTCAGGACGCCATCGTTGGCGTTCAGCGCTTCCGTGATGCTGCGGGTCTCCGCATCATGACGAAGCCGACGAAGCTGATCGTTCCGGCTGAACTGCAGTGGACGGCGACCCGCCTGCTCCAGTCGCAGTTCCGCGTCGACACGGCGAACAATGACATTAACGCGATTTACAACAACTCGGCGGTTCCGCAGGGTCATCGCGTTAACATGTTCCTGACCGACACGAACAGCTGGTTCCTGATGACCGACGCTCCGAACGGCTTCAAGTACTACGAACGTGAAGCTCTTGAAACCGACGTCTACACGGACTTCGACACTGACAACCTCAAGGCGAAGGCCATTGAGCGTTACTCGTTCGGCTGCTCGAACTTCCGCGCTGGCTGGGGTTCTCAGGGCGCTTCCTAATGATCCGGGGGTGGGGACTCGTGCCCCACCCACAACTATGGAGAAAATCTCATGACTCATTTCTCTGATGGTGTCCGGGCCGGTAGGAACTTCGCCAACAATGGGACGGCTTCGCAGCCCGGTGTCTATATGTCGCCGATCAATGTCTACGACGTGGTTCCTGCCGCGCTGTCGGCAACGGCTGTGGCAGCAGCTCAGGCTGTGGCTGGAGCTGGCAACCTCACCATTAACGGCGCATCCGCGTCGGGTGGCGTCGCGACTCTGGATGTTCCGCGTGCCGTCTCGATTGTTTCGAGTGGTGCTGGTGACACGACCCAGACAGCGACTGTTACAGGCACGGACGCCTACGGCCTTCCGATGACGGAAACGATTGCCTTCAACGGCACGACGACTGTCAATGGCCAGAAGGCGTTCCGCACGGTAACTCGTGTTGCGATCTCGGCTGCTCTGGCTGGCAACGCAAGCGTGGGCTCGACGGACATCTTTGGCCTTCCGTACCGCGCGAACAGCCGCAACTACGTCCTGACCGCTTGGAATGGCGCGTTCGTCACGACCGGCACCTTCGCCGCCGCTGACGCCACGAGCCCGGCCACGGCTACCACGGACGACGTCCGCGGCACCTATGCGGTTCCGGATGCCGCTAATGGCACCAAGCGCCTGACCCTCTGGATCAGCATCGCTGATGATGATACCCAGACTGGCCTCTACGGCGTGGCGCAAGCCTAATTGATTGGGGCGGCTTTCGGGTCGCCCCAGTTCATGGAGGATTGAATGCGGTCGAAGAAGGATTTTCAGTTTAAGGCTGAGCACAAGAATCCGAACGGCGGCCTGAACGCCAAGGGTCGAGCCGCATATAATCGCGCCACCGGCTCCAATCTCAAGCCACCGCAGCCCGAGGGCGGCAAGCGCCGGGATAGTTTTTGTGCGCGTTCTGCTGGTCAGATGAAGATGTTCCCTGAGGCCGCGAAAGATCCCAAATCACGGCTCCGCCTCGCGAGGAAAGCATGGAACTGCTAGTTAAAACCTGCACCCGTTGTAAGGAGGAAAAGCCGCTTGATGCGGATCATTTCCCGCCTCACAACAAAACAAAGTCAGGCTTTGATAGCTGGTGCAGAGGCTGCCGCAGTTCATACCGCAATGAAATTTGTCGTGGTAAATTCAGGGATTCAATTAGCGACGAGGATCTCAAGCAGCTCAAGCTGACCACGCATGAATGTGTGATTTGCGGCTCAAATGAAAAACTAGTCGTTGATCATGACCATGTGACAGGCCGCGTTCGCGGGATGCTTTGCAACCATTGCAACAGGGGCCTCGGCCACTTCAAGGACGATCCACTTCTTCTGGAGTTTGCTGCGCAATATCTGTATGCGTCAAAGGATGATCCGGCATGGAGCGAATATCTCAAGAAGTGGAACTGCTGACATGAGAAGCAAGAAGAACTGGATCGCTGGAGCAATCGGCAAGAAAGGCGCGCTGCGCAAGGAGCTGGGCGCGAAAGCTGGCAAGCCGATCCCCGCTGGCAAGCTGGAGGCTGCTGCCAAGAAGCCCGGCGTAACGGGCAAGCGAGCGCGCCTCGCGATGACGCTGAAAGGAATGAATAAATGAGACCCGTCACTGTCACCCTTTCGGACGCCTCAGGCGGAGCCAAGAGCTCGAACGCGGTCCTGCTGGATTACTTCAGCCTCCCGGCCGTGTCGCTCCAGATCGTCGTCACTGGCACGGTGAACTATACGGTTGAGCAGACGCTCGACGACCCGACTGCTGCGAGCGTGACATGGTTCCCACATCCAGATGCGAACCTCGTCAGCCAGACGGTTAACCGTCAGGGCAACTATGCTTACACGCCGCGGGCCACGCGCATCACGCTGAACAGCGGATCCGGGTCGGTTGCATTCACGGTTCTACAGGCGGGTACTCTCCAGTAATGTCTCAGGGGCTCTACAGTGGCGTCACAGGCTTGGCCCTCGGCAGTGGCCTGTACAAGAACGTCTCTGGCTTATGGAGTGGTGCGACAGGCCTTCTGGATGGCGGGGGTGGCTCGGTCAGGCCGCAGATGACACCGCTTCTGGATCGGTTTAACAATCTTATCCTTGACCGTGCAAATGATGTTATCGAGGCGGCTTCGGCATGATATACTGCGCCGAAACGAGCACCGCGAAATAAATGAGGGTTTGAGATCATGTCTTACATTTACGATCTGACCGACACTTGGAACGCCGCTGGCACGGTATTCACATCGATCAAGATGAACGTGACCAACAGCGCCTCGGCCACGGGATCGAAGCTGATCGACCTTCAGATTGGCGGCACGTCTCTGTTCAATGTGGATAAGAGTGGCGCTGTCGGTGTAGGGACGACGACACCAACCGGCCGATTAGACCTCGGGGCATATTCAGGCGGCTCTCTTGGCACGACAATGCTCAAGATGCAGGACGGCTGGCACGACATCATTACGTCGGCCGCTGTTGTCGGT